GCGAATGGCGGGTTAGAGCCCACTGTTGCAAATTTACGCCTGTTCCAAGGCAAATAATCACGTAGAGCCATAGCTATCAGTTCCTATTATAGATACAGAGTATATAAAGCTTTCGCTCATAATCCTCCGGGGATGCGTTTGTTTAAAGTATTTCTACCCTTTCCAGTCCTAAAAATGGCAGGAACGTCGTTACTTCGTTGTTGTCTCGTAGTGTTGTGACTTATATTAGTACTCGCAAAAGCGGCACTAGCTGGTAACATAGATAAACACGCATGTATACCCATCACTGAACTGTCACAGTAATCATCATGTTTGCCATCTGGAGCAGAAATACGCTCAGTTTTATTGGCAGCATCCATAACATACTCTAATTCACAATGTTCTCTTATCCACTTGTTTACTAATTTAGCCTCGTTGGGTTCTAAATCCTTAGGATGTGGGATTTTTATTATCCCCTGTTGGATATAAGATACATAATCTCTGTAAGCTTGGGTTTTAGTACCCTTAGGGCCTCCTGTAAAAACGAAAGGCAAAAAATGTCTTCCATCTTCATAACAGGCCTTCCTTATGTCTTGCTCAATCGCACCCCCAATACCAGTAGCGTCAATAATAATACGCTCAGCACCAAAGTCTTTAGCAGTGTTAATGATACGCTGGCGTTGAAATGGAATATCATGTCCTCCTGTTCTAGGATTGATTTCTTCCAAAGAGATAAGACGTGCAATGTTTCCATTTGCGTCTTTCTCGACGGCCCAAACGCTAATAACAGTGCTATTAACGGATTTACCAATATCCACGGCCACAGTACAATTCGGATAAACCTTTCCTCGCTCTGCGAAAGAGGTTCCTCGTACTCTACATGCTTTGATAGCTTCTGGATTGAAGATTTGCGAGACTGACTCGACGAATTCACATTCATACTCTGTTCTCCAATAAATTGAATCTTCACCCCACTCGAACATCTTGTCGAGCATTTCTGTTTCTGTATAGGGAGGCGTATAGGCTCTACCAGCCTTCACAGCATCTCTCCACGTATACACTAATCTAGTAAAAGTATCTGCATATGCATCATCATATAAATAACGCCACATATGGTTTTCTTTGCTTTTCGGGGTACCTAAGTTAATAAAAGGAGCCTTATTTGCTATAATACAAGGCTCTACATTGTCAATGAACAACTTATCACTGATTAGTGGACTCTCATCCACAATTAAGAATGTAGGGTGCTGGCCACGTATAGCTTGCCCTTGGTTAGATGCAGCTACGGGAGCTCTACGCAAAACTGTGCCCCCTTTAAGTGTTATGTTAGGCTTGTTATGGAATCTGTAATTCTTAACTAAGCCTGATAAAAATGCATTGTCAGCGAAATGTCTGTATACATAATTGAATATAAGTGAAGCTTGGTCCTCTGATGGAGCCAAAATAAACACTAAATCTCTAAATCTCTTAAAAAACATGTAAACAGTAGCAGAAATAGAGAGAGCGAACGATTTACCAGAGCCCCGTGGAGCCAAGATAGCCATTTTACGCTGTTTTCCATTCTTTGGATGTGTTAATGATGTGACTACAATCTTTTCTTGTAGTGGACGCATCTTTAAGGGTCTATTCTCATTGTCTACAAGATACGCTTCACAAAATGCACGAACTAAAATCGTCATCTTGCGTTCATCGTTTCTACACTTTTCGAATATTTCCTCTAAAGCTCTAGAATCATGTGCTCCTGCACCTGAAATTGCTGAGTTAAGCTTCTTCGTTTCATTCGTCACTGCTGTCATTAGCTAAGTCTCCTAAAAGTGAAGCAAATTCTTCTGATTTTGTTTCTGTTACAGTAGGTATCTCAATATTAAGAGCGCGAAACTCAGTGTGAATATCCCGTACAATACTATTTCTCTGTCGCAATAACTCTGTTCGAGCGTGTACATCCCGAATAGATACAAGAATTTCTTCCCAAAGCACATCTTCAAGAGCGAGATTTCTCGCAAGAAGGCGAACAAGCTCAGCATGCCTAGCATACTCAGCTTCTCCCACCCTCTTACGAAGTTTCTCCTCATATTCCTCAACGTCCATTACTTGGTTTCGTCGAGTGCTGCCTTAATTTTAGATTTGACTAATGCTGCAAGTTCATCATCTTTTTCATCCCAAGCTGTAATTAATACATTCTTGACTAATGAATCTTTGATGTGCTTTTGTGCAGTTTCATCTAGTTTCTCGAAGGCTTTCTTCTGTACTTTAGATAGATTCTTATCTAGCATACCCATTAACTCAGCTTCGTTGTTCTTTAAATATTTAAAGACTAACAATTTAACAGCTGGTACAGTATAAGCGATATAAGCGCCCATACATAGTACTATAGCAGCTAGTGCCATTAGTAATGGTTCATCCATTAGAGTGTCTAACATTCCAGATTCTTCTACAGTATCAATAAGTGTAGTGATGTTTCCATCGTCTACAGTCTCATTAGCTGCTGTTTCGTTATTTGTTTCGTTTGCCATAGGTCTTCACCTTGTGATACATTAAGTGCAAGGCACTATATAAAGCTTTCGTTGTGGCCCTCAGAAGACGCTTAATGCGTTAAATTTCTGTGGTTTGTGGTCTGTGGAGAGCCACACTAAATCATAGGTAGAGCTAGTATATAAAGCTTACTTTGAAATGTCTCTTGAACAAGGACAATCCCAACGCCTGCATCTAGTACACGTCACTTTTGATGTATACACATTTACCTCCATCTTTCATGAAACAAGCCATACATCTATCTGTATCGCTTGGTTTTAGTTTACCGCCACAATGTTTGCAATATCTAGCTTCCATATTAGTCCTATTTATTATTCTGTTTTAGTGGTTTAACACCATGATGGTGTGCCTGTTCGTTTTGTTCAATCAAGTGCATTTGTTCTTGATGTTTGCTTTCTTGGTCGTGTATTTGTTTTTGATGTGCGACATTCATATCAATAAGTGCTTTCGCTTTTGTTTGATAGAAATCAGCTTTAGTTGTTTGCTCGGTTTTCCACACATCTAAAGCATCTTTGATGATAAGTAGGGCTGGCCCACCTAAAATTGCTATTAGGGTTGTGTAGGATTCTATATCTTCAAGTACGTTTGGTGTGTGTAGGCCTGTCCATATTACATATCCTGCAAATAGAACCCAAAGCAAAACTAAAGGTACACCTATTAAAAACATAAAAACGTCGTTGAACGTCGTTTGTTCTTTTTGTAGTCCTTCTTTATTTGTCATTTTAGTTTCCTCCTTTTTTGGTTTTTCTTTTCTCTTTGGTAGAGATGGTAATTGTATCTTCGGCATTTTTATATTTATTACTTTCTTCAAAAATCTTAAAGTGATGAATACTATCACTGCTGCTACTGCGAAGATTGTCGCGGCTGCTAAGAATTCTAGAGTAGTTATCAAGACGTCTGTTGACTCTGTCATCTTTCGTCATGTTCCTCCCCTATACTCTCCAGTAATTTTCTATATCGTTTCATACCTCTAACCTCATCCCATTTTCCTCACTATACTCGCCATCATAAGGTGGCCAGTTAGTAAAGTAAGCATACCATTCGTAATCTCCTGTATTGTTCCAATCTACTTGGACGCCAACATAAAAGAAATAAACTCCTTCATAAGGGTCTGTAAACGTATCTTCTGTGGAATTAGCGTATAATGTGTGTTCATTACCTTCCCACCCTGATACTTCAAAATAATAATCTCCATAAGTGTAATTATCATAAGAATAATAGTCAAAGGTTCCATTTTCCTTAAATATAGGTTCAACGTGTGATATATCATATAAAACTAATACGTTTAGTGGTTCTTGATGGTCTTCACAATTAGTATCCATATCAATCCATATATCTAGATTGTTTGGTGAAAGTCTACCCCAACTAATATTTCTTTCTACTTGTGTATCATTTTCTGCTGTTACATACGCTGTTTCTTGGTTATTTAATCCGTCCCACAACACTAACTGTGTGTGGTTACAGTGGTTATCTTCGTTTTCATAGTCACAGGAATCGTCATCATCAGTAGCCCTATCATTATAGTTGTTCGCGTCTATATCCATACAGCCATACACTTTTTCATCAGTGGTAGTTTCATTGTTGGTGTCATTTCCACCTTGGTGTAAAATGTTACATCTTCCATTGTCGTGCGTCGCTTGGGGGTCGTAATTGACTGCTTGAGAGTCCATACAACCATAAACTATCACAACAAAGTTAC